TGGTCGAGAAGGAAGTCAAGGCCTTGTCCAAGGCCACCGAGAACCCGGAGCGTCCGTTCACCGTGGTGCTCGGCGGCTCCCCCGCCCCCGGCTCGGCCGCCGTCGATGATGAATATGTGTCTCATTGGTCTTCTCCCAAACCTTTTGCTTTGTTGCGTGCATGGTGCAGCTGTTCCGCCAATGCGGGCGTCATCGTGGCTAAATGTATCGAGGCGGTCAGCATGTGTACGGTCATGTAGCTGGCATACGCTTTGCAGCAGTCGATTATGCCTTGTTGAAGATCAGGGCGGCTGCGGAACATGTCAGGCTGGTAGACCATTGTCTTGCCCAGTTCCGCCAACTTGTTGTTCACGGTTTTGAGCTGACCGGGGTGAATCGGCTGGCTCATGCGTCCTCCACGGTGATTTTGTCGGTAGCGTGCAGGCGGATGGTCAGGCTTCCACTCAACGTGGCTTCGATGGTTTGTTCGTATCCGGTGATTATGTCCAGCACGGTTTTCGCTTCCCACGGGTGTGCGTCCACACGCAGATTGGTGAGCGTCCCCTTCAACTGATTGCCCTCGTGATTCACCGTCAGGGTTTTTCCCATGAATCGCGGACACAGTTGATCGGCTTCAATGAGCATTCTCATAACTGGCCCTTGGCTTTCCTCGTGTAGTATTCCTCGGCAGACAACAATTCCAGAATCGGAGTCCGCTTATTGGCCTCCAACAATTCCCCCCAGGTCATCCACGAGTACCCGCGTAAGCCCGAATGCCCACTGACCTGATATACGCGATTATCGTTGTCGCCGTACAGCAAAACGTAGCTATTGGAATAGGCTTTGATGATTTGCGCCCACGTCTCTCCCTCGCCAGTCTGGATACGCGCCCAGTATTCGCCGGGCGAAACCGGTTCTTCAATACGCGGTTTCCTTGGTGCGGGACGGGTGGCGTAATCGAAATCCTCCTCATAGACAACGAGAAACATTGAAGCCGGTTCCTTTTCGACTCCCAGCTTCCACGTGGCGGAAACACCAACTCCGCCTCCCTCGACCTTAATCATGTCATTCCAATCAATACGGGACTTGAACTTGTACGTGTTCGTGCTGCCTTTGACATGAATCAGATCGCCGGGCTTCAAGTCCTCCCAATCGACGCGAATCTTCTTCTTGCTCACTTGTGGTCCTCCTTGCCGATATCGCTGAATCGTGTGTAAAGCCGGTCGTTCACGACGTACGTGTTGTAATCATCCTGTTGGATGTACCACCAGCGGTTTTGATGACCGGCCTTCAGATACTCCTCGCACGTGTGGTCAATGGTGTTGTCGGGGTTGACCATCTGCCTGAACGACAGTTCATCGACTACGTGGTTGCCGGCCACGAGATCGGCTATCCGGTCGATACGCTCCGGCGTGAAATCGGGGGTGACCACGTACACGACACGCACCTTCTGACGGTCGAACCATTTGCGGGGCAATGCCAACGCCACGTCATCGGACAAGCTCGTGGGCCGCATGTGATACACTACGCGGCTGAACCTGATCTGCTGCATGACCTGAGCCACGTTGCGTCCGCATTGGAAGTAGCTGGTGTGCATCTCGGTTTCCGTGAGCCAGTCTCCGGCCCTGTGTATCGCCTCCCGGTAGAAGGCGACACGTTTCGATGCTTCCGGCTCGCGCATGGGGAACAGGGGGTCTCCGCCGCCGCTGAAGCTCAGGAACCTCATGGGGTGGCGTTCGCTTTCACGGCTGATGGTCCGCAGCGTGGCCTGCATGTCTGTCACCGGCACGTTCAATCCGGTTTCCCTGACGATGCAGTAAGGGCATGTCCAATGACAGCCGAAATTCGTGATAACCGAATAATGTCCGTTCATTGTGTTTCTCCGATCAGTTGTTCCATTTCACTCACGTTGTCCTGCTTGCGTTTCAACGCCACGCAACGACGTATCCACTCGTGTTTGCGCTGATAGACGTTGGTTATCCCATCGTTGCCCAACAGTTCGTTGCATGAGCAGACAAGCTGGGGAATATCCGACTCGGTATCCGGTTGCACGGTGGGTTTCTCCCCGCAGACAGGGCATTCGGGAACTGGCACGGCAGCAATTGTCCTTAACAGTCTGCAACCGGTATTCCACTTCGGAACGTCCTTGCCCTCAAACGGGGCAAACGAGAAGATACTCGCGGAATGATCGCACCACTCCGAGAGCAGCCACACGGAGTCTTCCTGACAGTAGTAGCGGGTAAGGATGTCGTCGTATACATACTTCGGCTTGGGTGTGCGTCCGCAGATAGGGCATGGCTCCAACACCGGTAGCTTAGGTTCCGGCTCCTCCAAGTGCAGCAGTCGCTTCAGCCAGTTCATACGTTCCTCGATTCCATCGACTCGTTGAACGCCTTCTGGAACGCATAAACCCCGGCTTTAACGGCCTTTTCGACGGAACCGTCGGGCGGCAGCGTCACTGTCACGTGCGCGCGTGGCTGCATGTCGTCGCCTATGCACACGCTGTCCGGTTCCAGTTCGCCCACCACCGGGACTTCCACGGTGAACGTGGCTAGTTGAAGCGCCTTGGAGTACAAGCTCAATTCCACTTCCGTGGTACCAAGATTGATGCTCATTGAGTAATCTCCCTGTGTCCGAGGAACTTGTTGACGAAGAACGTCTGACCTTTGCCCGTGACTTTCGGCGTCTTGTTGATGGTCGTGTGACCGTCCGAGTGAACCACGGTGGTTTCCTTGATCTCGAACAAGCCCAATTCCATAGATTTCTGCGTGGGCATGTTGCGAGAGCTGCCGGTTTTCATCAGCCATCCGTTGTCCCTCAGCCACGCGAACAAGCGAGTGCCGCCAATATCCACGCCATTGCCTTTCAGGACTTTCGCCAAGTCGCCCACAAGGATGCTGGTCTTCGAGGTTTCCACAGCGTCAGCGAACAACGCTTTGGGACGCATCCGTTCGACCTGTGCTTGGGCCTTCTCCTTTTCCGCCCGCTCCTGTTTGATTTGCGTGGCAAGCCGGATAAGGAAGTCGGGTTCGGTGACTGCCTTTTCCAAAGTCGATTCGGTCATGTACGCACCATGCCTGCGAATCGATGGCAGCACCTCATGCGTCACCCAGCGTTTGAACTCGCGAGCCTCGGGCTTGCGGTTGCGTAACACGAGGGAGTACAAGCCGGACTCGGACACGAAAACGGGTGCCTTGCCGCCGTTCTGAGCAATATCCGTACTACGGATATTGGTGATTTCATCGGCATCGAGGTATTCCCGAATATGGTTGGTGGCCGTACCGAGAATGGCGCATACGTCCGCTCCAAGGAACCACGGGTTGCCGTGTTCGTCGGTTAGGACACGCACCTGAATGCCGTTGAAGTCGAATGGTTGAATCTGATTGCTCACTTGTCGTCTCCTTCCTTGGATTGGTTTTGCGAAACCTGCATGATCTCCCACACGTCCGCGTCCTCCGACAGGCCGGACGCGAGACGGTAGAAGTCACTGAACCGGTAAAGCGGATTGCTGTACGCATCCTCGCCCTGCTGGGGCAACTGGCCTCGATGTATCCAACTACGCAAAGTGCTGCGGTTCACGCGCATTCCGCACGCCTTGATGATGTCCAACAGTTCGCCGCGGGTTCTCACCGCCTCCGATTGGAGGAGACGTTTCACCCGTTCCGCCCTGATGAGGGCTACCGGCATACTGAAACCGCATTTCGGGCATTTCGCCGTCTCCGCGTCCGCGTAGCAGGAGAGCTGGCCCAAGCACTTGTCGGCGGGGCATGGCCCGTACAATACGGTTTCCCCGTCATCGTCCGTGAGAAAACGACGCAGCTTGCGTGTCAGACTGTGCACCAGTTCCGCGTACACGGGGGTGCTGGAATGCTCCATGAGTTTCGGATGATTGGCGATACGGTGAACCATGTCCGACAGTGGCGTGGACTCGGGCAGATTGATTTTCAGACTGCGCATCCACTCGTACAACGTGCCTTGCAACCCCGGATAACCGTGGTCATCGTCCGCGTACAGCAGATCATGCAGGGCTTCGCGCAACGGTGCGGGAGCGGTGCCGGATTGACCGCCGCCACCGTTCTTGTGCCCGTAGGCGCGGTTGATGCGATACTCGCACAGGTCGGGCAGACTGCGGTCCAACCATCGCAGGTCGCCGGTCAACTGGCTGGCGTGCTTGTCGCACAGGAGATTCAGATTCGGTTCGACGCCATGTCCGATAAGCGGTGACGGCGCGTCGGTGACGATATCCCGCCAGCAACCGTGGTAGCGGCAGAGTCTCGTAGTTTCAGTGGAAAAAGACAATAGTGACCTTGACCTTCGGTTTTTTTGAAGGTCTCGGACGTGTCAGCAACTCCCAATTATGCCATCAAACCGGTCATGATTCAGCCGGACGGCGTGTCGCCAGAACCTCGTCCAACGCCACGCCCAAACCCGGATTGAAACCACCACCCTCACGCCGGCGCTTGGGTTTCGCGGGCGGCAAGCGCAGCGGGTCACGCGCGGCCAACGCCACCTGTCGAGACTCGTCCGAGGAACGGCCCATCATGCGCTGCCGGCGATACAACCACGCCTGATCTTCCACTAGTCCCAGACGTTCGCACTCCCGGCCTATCTGCGCTTCGGACGGTTTCGCACCGTTGCGCAGCTTGCGGACGATGCCGTTGATGTCGCCGGAACCACACCAGCGACCCGTGCTGTTGTCCGCGTAGAAGCGTCGAACGGCCTCACGCGCCTCTACCGCCGTGATATCCGAACGCAGTTCCGAATAAAAAGCGTCAAGCTGAACATCATCCCACTGAGCGTTGCCGTGATGCGCGTTAATCAGCGACAACAACGCCGCCGCCTCACCCTTGCTGAGCATTGAGACCTCCCTGCGAGTATCGGGCACGCTCCTCCTCGGTCATGTACTGCCAGGTTTTCGCCATGTTCGCTTCGAGATTCTGCTGGCTGCGGGACTTGACCGGCTGGACTTGCCGGGCCCTTGGGGTCTCCGGTTTGGGTTTCTCCCAGGTGCGTGCGTACAGGTCCCCGCCGCCGAACCGGCCGGACGTCTTCA